TTCTTCTATTCTCGCTAATTCGTTTTCTAAAGCGGTATCAAGAGCTAGTTTCTCATTTTCGAGCCTGGTCTCTTTATTAGCAAGTAACTCTTCCTCTTGGGTTATATTAGCTTCTCGCTCTTCTTCCAAACGTTCTGCGTCTTCTTTTGCTATCGCTTTTTCGTTTTCAATACTTTGTTTTAGGGTTTCTATTTCGTCTTCACGTTCTTCTAATTCTTTTTCACGTTTTATCTTTGCAATATATTCTTCATATTCAGCGATTGCCTCCGCTCTTTCTTCCGCAGTCTCAGCACTATCTATCGCTGCTTTTAATTCAGCCTTTTTCTCTTTTTCTCTTTGTTCTTCAAGCTCTTCTTCTTCTTGATCGGTTTGTTCATTTAGAGCATCTATTTGATCTTGATATTCAGACACGATAGCGGCGGTCTCTTCATGGAGGAGTTTCAGTTTTGCATAATATTCCTCATCAATTAGAGAGAGCTTCTCATCTGTTGCTTCCCTCGCTGCTTTTAATTCCTCATCTATGGCATCTTTTGCCGCTTCGGTATATTCTTCCAGTAATTCTTTTTTAGATTTAACATCCTTTTCTTCGTAGTCGTATTGCTCTTTTATTAATTCAATCGCTTCTTCGAGTGCAGTTTCAGCAGCCATACGCTCGCTGTTAATAGCATCAATTTTAGCATCAAGCCGCTCTTTATATTCAGCTTTGAGGTCTTCAGTGAGTTCTTCCTCTCTCTCTTCAATAACATCAGCCGCTTCAACAACTTCTTCTTTAGTCTTACCGAATAAATTACTGAACCAGCCTGTTATTTTGCTCCAGTTTTTCCACAGAGCTATTCCCGCGGCAATCAAAGCCGCAACCCCAGCAATAATTAAACCGATAGGGTTAGCAGTCATAGCAGCATTCCATAACCATTGTATAGCTGTTAGTACTTTAGTTGCATTGCCTAATAGTTTAATGCCTGAGACAAAACTAGAAACAAAACCTATCACCTTCGGAAGTAAACCGACGAAGAGCAACAAAGCCCCGCCCGTTCCTGCAAGAGCTAAAAGCCATTTAACAAGCCCCTGATTTTCTTTTATCCAGTCGCTAAAACTCTGTATAATAGGCTGTATCTTTTCAACCATGCTTTTCAGGACTGGAAGCAACCCTTCACCGATAGCAATAAATAGATTAGTTGCTGTGTTTTTTAATTCCGTTAGCATCGAGGCAGCCGTTTCGTTTCTCTTGTCTACCTCTTCCTGCAATGCTATGTTCTCTTCCCAGGCTTTATTGGCTGTGTTTATAGCATCAGTAACTAACCCTTCAGCGTTTGAAGTCCTGAGTAGCATATCTTCTACACGAATACCGCCAAGCCCTAAGTTGTCGAGCATGGTAGAAGTGTCAGCGCCTATATCGTTAAGGTTCCCTAACCCCTGCATAAATGCCAAGAGGGCGTCAGTTGCGTTATCCCTATAAGCAGTAGCAAAGGCATTAGATGACATGCCAGCTATTTCAGCGAATTGGTCAAGTTCCTCACCGCCTTTAATAACAGATGAACTCATCGTCAAAAGTACATTTGATATAGCAGTACCGCCAGCCTCAGCTCTCAAGCCTAGAGACGAAAGGGACGTTGCTAAACCGAGTATTTCCGTTTCGGTCATACCGGCAGCGGTTCCAGCGCCAGCAATCCTCATTGACATATCTACTATCTCTGATTCAGTCGTGGCGAAGTTATTGCCAAGATCAACAATAGCAGAACCCAGCTTGTCATATTCGTCAGCGGCCATTCCTGTGATGTTTGCAAACCTTGCTAAAGACGTGGCAGCCACATCCGCTGCTATGTTAGTCGATATTCCTAGTTGTACCATAACCTCAGTAAAATCGAGTATATCCTCAGTGGCGATACCCAACTGTCCGGCTGCTTCAGCAACGGCCGCAATCTCTGTAGCTGTTAAAGGGAGCCTCTCTGACATAGCAAGTATGCCTTGTCTTAATACGTCAAACTGCTCTTCGGTGGCCTCGACTGTTTTACGTACACCGGCAAAGGCATCCTCAAACTTAACAGCCGCAGTAACCGCACCGCCAGCAATGGCACCTACAACAGCAACGATAGCCAGCCCCGCAGTTCTAAGCCCTTTAAAGGCCGCTTCGTTTCTCTTGATTTTCTTCTCAAGGCTGGTTAGTTTAGTTTCAGCGGCTGCAAAGCCCTGCATTGTTATTTTGCCTACTAAGCTCCATACTTCCATATTATTTGTCCTTAACTTTGCATTTATCCAATATTGAGGCAGCTTTTGCCAATGCCTCCTCTTTGGTTACTTTGGGTGTGGCGTCTTCGTCCATTAAACCTATACGGCGTAGAAAGTTAGCATACGTTTCGTTCTCTTCGTGAAAGGTTGTATAAAGAGTAACGGCTTCCATTTCGTTGCACTTGGCAGATTTGATAGTTTTGAGTATATCCAGATAGCGTGAGTATTGGAGTGAAAAGACTATTCCGTCTGTCCATCCGTAGCGCCTTTGGATTGTGTCGAAGTCTCTGTTGAGATTCCCTCCGGCACCAACTGAGACGCCTCTGATAAAAAATCCTGTATACCTTCCATCGATGCAAGCTGCTTTAGAATGCCAATTATCTCTTTAGCAGGTAAGGCAAGGAACTCTGTCTTGTCCATCCCTGAAAGTTCAGCCAGCCATTCCTTCAAGTCTTCTTCAGCGTCAACAAAAAGGCTCTGTAGGATAATTAGAGTAATCTCCGCATAGTTCTTTGTTTTACCCTTGATGAAAGCCAGGATTTGCAATCTGTTGCCTTTGGTTATTTTACCTAACATCCGGGCAATAGCGAATACATCTCCTACGCTTAATGGTCTCAATTTAATCTCTTTAGTTTTCATAATTCTCCTTCTTTATTTTTTTAATTTAACTTGGATATCTAATCTCCCATGGTTCAGTTACCAGATCAGCGGCAGTATAATGCCCTGAGAATTTAACCTCTGATACTACCTCTTCATTGTTCATGAGTCCGAGACTTAAAGCTGTATCACAAAGAACATTTTTAACGATAAAGATTATCGGATCGGTTGTTGCGGTAAATCCTGTATGTGTTGCCACTATAGCCACGTTATCACAATAGGCATTGTCCGCTACTTCCTGTCCTACCATAACCGCATCACCTGAAACGTATGTATATGACGCAACAATAGCGTGTCCGTCAGTTACAGCGGAAAAGAATTGAAGCTCCCCTGTGTCGTAATCAACTGTATAATCCGTTCCTCTTACTACGGCCGAGGCATTAACGGTTACAACATCGCTATTCTCTAATACACTCCCGTGGTCAAGTGCAAACTCTGTCAGTGTACCGTTACCATCACCAACCGCCTCATCCGATACGTCCGAAGAGCCTGTACTGTACGTGTTAAGAGCCAGCGCCCTTCGAAGATTCTCCGCCGTGAACTCTAACATCTTAACTGTAAGAAATGCCTCGACTTCTTCCACGCGCCGGAAGCCTTTCACTTTTCCCTTCGAACCATCGGGGCGTACATCCCTGATAGTTCTGTTAATCTCAAATGTGTTGCCACCCTCTGTGGCCCCAAGTAAAGTGCCAGGACTGTCTGCATCATAGAAATCTATATAGACAGCCCCGGGACCGAAAACCATTCTTTCAGGTGTGTTTGTGCTAACTCCATGTTTAACTACTGCCATAATGTCCTCCTATGCGCTCGGGTACAATAATTGCCACGGTTCAGTTGTAAGGTCTGAATCTGCAAAATGCGCCGTAAATTTTAATTCAATCGTTGCTTCTTCGTTGTTGTTAAGGTTAAATGTTAACGGCCCCTCAACAAGACAATTAGACAATGACATTCCAATCGGTGCTGATGTCATTGTGAATCCAGTAACCTCAGCTACAATCGCAACAGATGAGATATAATCATTATCATCTATCTCTGCTCCGGTTATAGCGTGAGATGTGGCCGATGCCCCAGGTAATGCGTAAAGTAAATTAGCCTCAGTTATCTCCAATAGTTTAATCGTTAAAGTCCCTTCAACTTCTTCTACTCTGCGGAAACCCTTTACCTTACCTTTGCTTCCGTCCGGTCTGATGTCCTTGAACGTCCTGTTGATTTCAAAGACGCTCCCTCCTAACGTAGCACCCAAGATAGTGCCGGGGTCTCCGACGGCTCCTGTTCCGATGTAAACCGCACCGGGACCAAAAACCATCCTATCAGGTGTATTGCTTGATACTCCGTGTTTTACAACTGCCATTTTAATAGCCTCCTAAAAATATTATCTGCTTATAATTACCGATGTTTCTGATTTTCTATAGAATCTTAAATTGAACTGCATAGTGTAATGCCAGATATCGGGTTCTGTCTCTGGGATAAACCCATCTGTTTGTTTCCATATTTTACCGTTTACACATTCTGTGGTATCGAATTGAAGCTCATCTATCAGTCCTATAATCCGTTGTCTAATAGGCAATACCTCAGCGTTTGAATCAGAATTATCACTCCATATATCTATATAGTATGTAGATATTTGATTAGGGAAAAACTCTGTTGACCTTATATCTAACCTGTTTACCAAGTAGGGGAAGGTTGCGTCAGGTGTTGCCCAAGTATGATACAAGTTGACTGTACCGCCCATAGCAGCCTTTAAAGTAGCGTCTGAGGTTAGCAGGGTGTATATATAATCTAGTATTGATTTTTGACTATCTTTTACTGTCATTTAGCACCTAGTATTCTTTTTATTTCGGGTGTTGCTCTTTCGCAACTTAGTTTCAACCAGGGACGGGGAGCCATGTTTCTAGTGCCATATTCAAGCCATTTGGCATAATCCCCGATACTTGATTTTGTGACTTTGTTTATTGCCGATTCTAATATTCCGACATTGCCAACTATAGTATTTCCGTTACCCTCAATAGATGTTGAAACGTGTTGTCTGAGTTCCCCAGTTGCCTGTGCTGGAGCTTCGTGTTTTTCAGCCGATGACGCTGTATAAGTTCTCTGTGTTCCGGGTACTTTGTAAGTTCTACCTGACCGACTGCCGGATAAAGTTATAAGTGTTTCTTTCCTCGCAATAACAAGAGCCTTAGCCATTTTTTTAAAACTATCATCCTGCATTGCTTCAATTGCGCCTTTAGCTCCTAACATCTAACTATAATCTCCTAATTTACGATGGAATCTATCGGTGTATGCACTCTCAGCTATTTCACGATATTCGGGGAACTCGATTATTAATTCCTCAACCAGCCTACCAGCGCAGATAAAACATTCCCCCTCTGCCCTGAATATTACTTCTGTAACTTTAACAAATGCTATTAAATCCATTTCAATCCTCCTTTACAACTATTACAGTTGTGTTGTTTATTAATTTGGGAGGTTCGACTGGTTCTAACGTCTTGCCCTTCCACTTAAACCTATAATTGCCCCTGTTTAGCGTTACATCGCCTCTCAGCACCACTTGATGTGATACCTCGCTATTTAATTGCTGGTATTGAGCTATAGTCTGAACACTCAGCGGAACAACTCGAGCGTAGACTGTCTGCACAGGTTTCCACACTTCGGTCTGTCCTGTTGATGTCTGTACTGTAGTTTTAATCTGCATCTGCACTCTGTCTTTTAATAAGTTAGTTTTCATTGACTTTCTTCCTTTTTAGGGATATACTATGAGGTATGATAATTGCAAATATATTATTAATATTATCTTCCATAAAATACCGATTAATAGATAGGGCAATATTTATAATTGCTATCCCTATTTGTTTTGTTTATACAGTTAAAACAGCAAGTCTTATAAATAAAGAATTAGCTATGTTAAAAAGGAGGTTACAATGTTTATAAACGATGCACGTAATGATGAAGGGATATTATCGGGGGATATTGTAAGGGTCGAAAAGGGGCGTCCGCTTATAGTTATGGAAGGTGACCCTGAGCTTTATTACACTTGTACTTTAGATACTGGGTACAAACTCCAAATTTCCGGCAGAGAGCTTGATATTATCTATAATGTTGATAACTATAGCAAAAGAGGTTTGTAATGATATACATACATAAATGCCTACGCTGTAAAGAGGGCCACGAATGGCCGTCACATAATGCGAATCCTAGAGTTTGCCCGAAGTGTAAATCGCCGTACTGGAATAGTTTTAAAAGGGAGAAAAGGAATGGATAACCTCCCTCCTTGTGTTAGAGAAACTACGGAACCAGCATACCTTGAAGGGTACAAATGGCTTAAATGGGTTGGCATTATCGCCTCTTGTCCATTATTCCCCAGTTATGAGATTGCTGTACCCATGGCGTTTGAACCACACTCTTTGTCAAAAGAGCAATACTTAAAACCTGACTTTGTAAGCAAGCTAATTTCTGACGAAATAGCATTCCAAATGAAAAACCCATATTATTGCCCACCTGACACTATTGATATAAAAAGGGAAGATGTCGTTAAATAAGGAGAGGAAATGAGTACCAGGGCTTATTTTATTAAATCTAAAAGAGGGACAAAGTCCATTAATGAAGACTGCTCTTTTAACGCTTGGCACGAACACGACCTAATGGATTATTTACTAGACAAACTTGGTATATTCCCTAGAGACAGTATAGGCGTAGTGAGAATTAAAATATCTATTATGAAAAGTGCTTTAACTGAAGTTGACTGGGATAGCCAAGAAGCTAAAGAGCTAGTAAGCCAAGATGTCAAATGGGCAGAGGAAAATAATATCAAGACAATGAGATATGATTTTGGTTAAATTAGGAGAGGAAATGAATTATTTTTACTATCCTGCTGGCTGGTGGCAATGTTTTAAATGGGAAATCTTAATGAAACACCGCCTATTGCCTGGATGGTGGTTAATTCGCCACCCCCTCAAATGTAGAAAGGTTAAATTAGGAGAAGAAATGAAAAGTAAAATAACATTTAACAACTCTTGTAACAAAGAATCTAAAGAAGCTATCAAAAAATTCATAAACGATATAGCTGATAAGGTTGAAACTTGTGATACCGAAGGCTCTATAGTTACAGAAAACAATATAGTTACTATCAAGCCAGGTAATGCATCCTTAAAATTTAAACGGATAAAAGCTGTACATTATACCATTGATGTTACTATTAAATTAAATTCCTTCTAATCGAGCTAACAGCATCTTTGGCAGTCTTTGGTAATTCGCTTGTATCACCATAACTAACAGAGCCTATTCCGGTTACTGTTTCCGACTTTATTCCGAGCCTGTTTTCATACCATGTACTTACTGTTATCATACAAGCTGTCACCGCCAGTGGGATAGCTGCCTGTGTTAATGCCCTTGTTGTCGCATAACCAGCCGTATATACTATCTGATATTCATAATCGTTATACCACATTCCCTTTAGCCTGGCTGTTGATAATTGCTCTGTGTAATCAGTATTAAGAGTTAATGCCACATTATAACGTACGATAACCAGAGCTTCATCAGCCGGAGCGGAATCAAAGGTCAATGTTTTGCTACTTATTGTATATTCTGTGGTCTCAGTCATTAATGTACCAGCTACATAAACAGTGTACGATCCTGCCATTGGGGTACTGCCAAGTGTGAATGTAATCGTCTCCCCGTCACCTTCAAAGTCATCTACCTTCTCATAGCTCACAGATGTTATAGAAGCAACAGGACTCTTATACAATCTTATTATGTTCTGCCCCTCACCTAATTGAGTTTCCGTTACTGTCCTATTTACAAATGCACGTCCGGTGTAATTCTCTATTGCCTCAGTTGCCGAGTTGATTAATATCTCTATTAACTCATCATCATAATCTTCGAAGGTATCATCTGAAGCCGCGTAATCATAAGCAGCTGTAATTATCTCACCCGTTGCCGGAGCTGTTACAAATGTCACAGTTGCTGTGGTAATAGAGTAATCAGTAGTTTCAACTTGAAGAGTACCATTATTATATAGTTTCAGGCTGCCCTCTACAGGTGTATTATCAAGATCAAAGGCCACCTCGGAGTCATCCCCTGCTCCTACATACTCAGCAAATACCTGAGTTGCTGCCGCCTCATCTTTTCTTAAATGTGTTTTAGCCTGTTGTACTGTTATTAATGCTGTTGCCGATAATGACATATATCACCTCTAATCGAGATTGTAAAATTCCTGTGGGTCTCCGAGAGTGTATTCCTTCTGTGAGCGCCCTAAAGTATAATGCCTTTGTCTCTTCTTTCGTTTTTTAGTTATACGTGAGGCTGCCTTAATTGGAGGGTTTGTTCTCCAGGCTGCCAGAGCCGCCTGTATTGTGGTTACGCCTTCAGATAAGCCTGAGATGTACATCGTTAACATGATATTGCCTGTTGCGGAAGAATCACCTTCAGATAATCCAGACATAAGCCATTGACTGATTATATTCCCTGTTGCAGTTGACGTTCCTGTAGATAAACCTGAGAGAGGAAGTTGATTGATTATCAATTGGCATATTATCCCTCCGCTACCGTCATATTCTTACTACCTGATGCGCATATTGCGAAG